AAAAGTGTCAATTAGTGAGTCGGTTGATGATATGAGCGCGACGGTACGGCTATCGATTACCCGCCCTGGTACCGGTGAGTCATTGGGGTTGTCAGCCAGCACCGTCGTTGAGGTATTGATTGATGGGGTGTTGGTGGCCACGGTGCGGCCTGATGTGGTGCGCCGGTCGGTTGATGCCAACAGCCATACCATTAGCATTGATGCGCGCTCGTTGGCCCGCGAGTTGGTGGACAGCCAATACTCGGTAACGCTGTCCGGATTAAAGCTGGGCGAGATTGCGAACAAGCTTTGTAGCGCGTTTAAAGTGCCTGTAAAGATCGTTGGTGATACGGCGGTGGTGCCTGATTTTGCCATGCAATCTGAAGCCCCTGCCAACGCGCTGATTAATGCCGCGCGGGCCTCTAACATGCTATTGCACCCGTCTCCAGATGGCGGACTGGTATTAACGCCGCCGACTAATGCCGCGCCGGTCGCTACTCTTATATATGGTGTGCATATCAAGCGTTATGACGTAGTTGATGAATTTAAGCTCCGGCACTCCGAATACTGGGTTAAGGGCTATGACTATGAAAACGATGTAGCCATCAATGGCAAAGTAAAAGACGAAGGGATTACCCATTATCGCCCGATGCAGATTGTTGCCGATCGTTATGGCCAAGGCCAAGGCGGCAGTGATCGGCGCGCGTTGCTGGAGCGTAATCGCCGTCTGGCCAGAGCGCACCGCATCGAGCTGGATGTGGTGGGCTGGACGCATGCAGGTGGCCTGTGGGCGATTAATACTCAAGTGCGGGTGATCATCCCTGAAGAGGGTATCGACGGTGTGTTTTTAATCGGTGAGCGTAGTTTTACCCAGGACGACCACAACGGCACGACCACCCAATTGCAGGTAATGCACCGCCAGGCGTTTGAAGGCGATGCTAAAAAAACCGGCAAGAAAGGCGTTAGCAAAAAGCGGGTGAAAAAATGAGACAGATTTGGAATAGGCTGCAATTAATGATTGGCCACGGTGTGGCCACACTGGTAAGCGCTGACAAAGTGCAAGTAAAAGTGCTGGATGGCGAGGTGCTAAACAACGTGCGCCGGGTTGAGCCCTACGGCTTTAGCAGCAGGCCATTGGCGGGTTGTCAGGCGTATATCGTGTTTCCGTCTGGTGATCGCTCGTATGGTGTGGCGTTAGTGGTGGGCGATAAGCAATATCAAATGGACCTGGTCGGCGGCGAGGTAGCCCTGCATGATGACCAGGGCAATTATGTGGCCATAAAACGTGATGGCAATATTGAGGTTAAAGCGACTACGAAAGTGCTGATTGATAGCCCGCTGGTAGAGACTAAACAAAACCTGAAGGTGGGCGGCGATGTTGAGATTATCGGCGGGCTGACCGTTAACGGTAAAAACGTCAGTGATACCCATACCCACACCAGCGCGGCGGCTGGCTCACCGACTAGCGGGGTTAATTAAATGCTGAATTTAGTGCAATTTGATAATGGCGTGTTTGACCTGGTGTTTGCTGATCCAGTGCAAACCGACACCGATACTGCGGTAGCCACTCTTATATATACAGTGCTTTTTACCGATGCTGAGGCACCTATTAACCGAGCCCCTGACCGATTTACCCGGCGCGGCTGGTGGGCGAATGCTGACGCGGGGTGCGGCATTTGGCATGTGCGCAGACAAGGGTTAAGCCCGGCCGCTCGACGTGAGGCGCTAAACATGGTGCAACAAGCCCTGCAAAGTCACAGCCCGGCGTTATCCGATGTTGTTGTCACAGAGCGACTCGCCCCGCCGGGAAGCGTTTCCAGCCTGTTTATAGACATCGCTGGATTGCACAATGGCACAAAGTTTTTATTCAGCACGGCATTATGACTATTTACGCCCGCCCCTCTTACGACGCATTAAAAACCCGCATTGAAACCGATCTGGCTGCTATGCCAGCGGTATTGCGCGTCCCGTTGTCTGCGGCATGGGCACGGGCCTGTCATAGTCAGCATGGCTATTTAGATTGGATTGATGCGCAGTGCAGCCCGCTGACGTGTGAGCTGGAGCGCTTGTTTGATTGGGCGGCATTATATGGCGTGGATCGATTAGCGGCCTCATTGGCCAGCGGTGTGGTATTGGCTACCGGTACCGCAGGGACTGATCTGCTGGCTAATACACTATTGCGCGGCCAAAACGGGCTGGATTACACGGTATTGGCGGCAGTAACGTTGGGTGCTGGGTCTACTGCGGCCACGGTGCGTTGTCTTACCCCTGGTGCAGCCGGTAATTTGCTGGCGGGCCAAACTTTAGCGTTAGTAGATCCGGTACCGGGTGTTAATAGCACATTGACTGTTAATGGCTCTGGATTAACCGGCGGAGCGGCTGAAGAAACGCTGGAAGCATGGCGGGTGCGGGTCGCCGATGAGTGGCGCGTGATGGTGCAACGCGGTGGACGATCCGGCAAAGCTGAAGACTATCGATTTTGGGCTAAAACGGCCCATCCATCTGTCACCGGCGCGCTGGTACAACCGCATGTTTTAGGCATAGGCACTGTCGTTGTGCGGCCTATTTGCAATGGCTTGACTGATCGCCTGCCAACCCCGGCGGTATTAGCCGCTGTTGCAAGCTATTTTAATGGCATTGCCCCGGCGACTGCCGACTGGCGAGTCACCAGCCCACTTTTAAAAGCCGTCGATATTATGATTGCCTTATTGCCGGGCTTTGATAGCGGCGCTAATCGATCAGCTATTTCAGCCGCGCTGCAGGCATTAGTATTATCCGAGGCTACTGAGACATCACAACTAACAATGGCGGAGATTGATGCAGCCATTGCCACAGTTACCCAGCAATATACCCGCCTGTTACCGCTGGCTGACATAGCTGTTGGGCCGGGCGAGCTTTTTGTACTCAATCCGGTGCAGTGGTCGTGATGCAGATCAATCCGCATGATGCCGATGAGTATGCCAAGGCGCTAAAAGCCTTGTTGCCACCGGGCGCGGCGTGGGACTGGCCCGACGGCGGCGTTGGTTTTGCGATGCTGCAGGGCACCGGTCAAGAGTTGGCTCGCGTTGATGCTGCAACACAGGCTGTTTTAGATAATGCCGTCGAAACCCATCGTCCAACTATTGCCAACTGGCATATCAGCACCTATCGGCAAGTGGCTAATCAAGCAGTTGCGGGCATCGCTGAGGCTATGCCCCGTAAGATGTTTGCAGTAGGTAGCTGCGTTGGAGATAGGCTTTGGAGCAGTGCCGCACCCGCGACAACGTTTCCGGTGCCGTTGGTGCAAGTTGATCATTTGGTGGGGCCGTTTCGGGTAGGTAGTACGGTCGGCAGCAGTTTATTTAGCTCACGGAGCCGTTATATTTTACGAGTGCGTTATTACCGCTCCGTAGTGCCACCCCGTTTGTTATGGGCAGTACTTAAAGCGTTTAAGCAAGCGCATGTTTATTTATGGTTTGAGGACATCACCGGCAGCGGTGGAGAGGTTAACTATGCACAAGATTGATGGCGCGGGGCATCTCGGGCACATGTTTGTAATGGAGGATGCGCTGATAAATCGCCCCCCTACGGAAATTACTGCCGATTTTATGAATGCGTTGCAGATGGAGTTAAGCAACGTCATTGAGTGGGCGGGCTTGGCGCTAAGTAAAGCAGATAACAGCCAGTTGCTACAGGCATTACAAGCCAAATTCGCATCCATTAATCCGGCTGGTGACTATGCGACTAAAACAGCTGTGCAGTTTGATGATTATAAAATTGCTGATGCCAGTGTTGTGGGTTCTGCCAATGCCATTGTGGCTGGATTTTTCCCGGCCATTACAGATTTGGCGGCGTCACATGGCATGGTGTTGTATGTGCGCTGCTTGGCTGCTAATACAACAACTACGCCAACATTTACACCTAATAACGGGACTATTGCTGCTAAAACAATTGTCAAGGGTAACAACTTGCCAATAGCTGTAGGGGATATTGCTGGGGCGGGCTATTGGGCATCGTTGCAATATGATTTAACGTTGGATAAGTGGGTTTTAAATAATCCAGCGAAGGGTGTAATCGTAGTACCAAAGCGGCCTGCTGGCGAAGTAATTGCGTTTGCGGGCGGAGGGGCTCCGGTGGGTGATTATTTGCAGCTCGCTACTGTAGTCATGAATGTTTCTCGATCTACGTATGCGGATTTATTTGCAGCGATAGGTACTGTATGGGGTGCAGGCGATGGTGCGTCAACGTTTGGGCTGCCATTTTTTGAAGATGGGCTTGCTGCGATTGCTGTAGGTGCTGGTGTGGTGGGGGCGTTGAGTGTAGGTCAGGTTATTTCGCATGCTCATCTAATGTTTAACCGGTTGACATTTGCTGGGCAGGGTTTAACGCATGATGGCTCTGATGAGGGGGATGCTGGTGTTTCTACTGTGCTGGGTACCGCAACATCATATACGGGTGGGTCATACAACCTGGCTGCTGGTCGCCGTGTAAAATTTTATGTTTCATTTTAAGGAGGGCTTTTGAAAACTTTTTATTTACATAATAGTAAAAACGAATTTACTTGCGAGTACGATGCCCAGGAAAACCCAAAGTCTCCTGGGGATTACATAACGCCGGAAAAATCGTCGCCTAAAAAACCTATATTTACTGCTGGGACATGGCCTGTATTAACAAACAATGATTGGTTAAATGTTGCAGACCATCGCGGCACTATTTATGACACGGCAACGGGTATCCCATCTGATCATGCCGATCTCGGTCCGTTGCCATCTGGATTTACATCCATTAAAAAGCCAAGTGCATTGCATTCATGGGGTGGTATCGACTGGGTACTCGACGCCGTTAAAGTACGTAGTGCAAAAATTTCACAGCTTAGCCAGGCTTGCGAAGCGCAAATTATTGCGGGTGTCGATTGCGGTGCGTTAGGTAGCGTGCATAAATACCCATCAACTCGCAACGACCAAAATTTTTTATCAGCACGATTTGCTAAAGCGCAGGCGCTGGGTGCCAGCGGTGAGCCTTATTCGTTCAAGTGCCAAGATGCTGCGGGTGTTTGGTCAAGGGTCGATCATACGGCTGCGCAAATTATCGCGGTGGGTTTAGCGGTTGATGCGCACATTACTGATTCGCTCAATCATTTAGATACTAAGATGGCTGCGTTAGCGGCTGCAGGCGATGATTTGGTCGCGCTTGAAGCAGTTGTTTGGTAGGTAAAAAACGGTGTGACCGTTGTTAGTGTTAGTGCACTTTCAACGGCCACCATCGGCAGCTTGATCCTGCGTTTGGCCTAGACACCGCACTGTGTACACAGCGATGTTAAGGATAGAGCAGAGTAGCAATTATGTTAGTTGTGCGTTGTAAGCAGTGCTGTAAAAAATTAGCAGAAGCGGAATTTACCCGCCTATCTATAAAGTGCTCACGTTGTGGGCATTTAAATCAACTGAAGGCCACCGAGCCTCTAATTCAGAATGCCAAGAGCATCGAACAATGAGGTTTAACATGGCAACTCCAATCATTCCGTGGGTCGGTGGTAAGCGCCGCCTGGCTAAACGCCTTTTACCTTTGTTCCCTGAGCATCAATGCTATGTAGAACCGTTCGCAGGCGGCGCGGCATTATTCTTTATGAAAGCGCCTTCTGACGTTGAGGTGCTAAATGACATCAATGGTGAGTTGATCAACCTTTATAGGGTTGTTAAACACCATTTGGAGGAGTTTGTAAGGCAGTTTAAATGGGCGTTAATAAGCCGACAAATTTACGCCTGGCTGAAGGCAACACCTGAAGAAACGTTGACGGATATTCAAAGGGCGGCCCGCTTTTATTATCTACAAAAGATGGCCTTTGGGGCCAAGGTGACTAGCCAGCATTTCGGTACCGCGACAACAAGCGCGCCCAGGCTAAATTTGTTGCGAATTGAAGAGGAGTTGTCTGCAGCTCATTTAAGGTTATCGCGGGCGTATATTGAGCACTTAACTTGGGATGGTTGTATTAAGCGTTATGACAGGCCCCATTCATTGTTCTATCTTGACCCACCGTATTGGGGCACTGAAGGTTACGGTGTGGAATTCGATCTTGAACAATACGATGTTATGTCTACGTTGGCTAAGTCTATCGCTGGCAAGATGATTATTTCCGTTAACGATATTCCCGAAATGAGACAGGCGTTTGATGGTTTAACGATGGAGAGTGTGGGGATTAATTACACGGTAGGTGGCGCGAAGAATGTTAAAGCAGCAAAGGAGTTAATTATTCGCAATTGGTAGCGTTTATTCCTGTCCGATATTCAAGACATTTATGCGTTTATTCCCGTCCGGAATTCAAGCGCATTTTGTCCGGAATTCAAAGCCGCTTTACTCTTTGCTG